AAGTTCGAGGGCGACACGCCATCGTTCCTGGAGGGTAAAACCGCCAACACGCATTCCGAGATGCTTGAGATTCTAGCAGGCGAGGAGTGGACTGATCCTAACGCCGGGCCTTAATGATCTATGCACTCTTGGCACTTACTCTTCTAGCGGGATGTTCGATTCGTTCGACCTACCCGACGCTAGGAGCTATTGCCGGAGGAGGTGCAGGATCTCTTGCGGGACCAGGAGGTGCGGCACTAGGTGCGGGCATAGGTGCTGTAAGCGGCGAGGCATTAAAAAATGCAGATGCACTCGTAGAGGCCGAGGAAACGATTGAGGCTTTAACTCATGGCGATGTATCTGCCCTGGTTGCTCAAGGAATGGCGGAGCATCAAAGCGGATTTGCTGAGTTTACTTCCTACATAAAAAGAATCCTTATCGGAGCGGCTGTCATCTTAGGATGCTACCTAGCAATCCCCATTTTTGTGGCAAAAAGATGTGCAAAAACAGAAGTCACAAAATCGACTACCCGTGTACCCTTTCCCCGACCTTCTGATCAGAAATGAAAAACTTAATTCTACTAAAAAAGAAATTTGAAACACTCCCAAAGCGAGGGAAAATGATTACTGTATTTGTGGCTTTAATAATAGGAATCATCGCTCTCGACTGCCTGTTTAAATGATGATTGATCGGGTCTCAGTCTTAGGAATGTCAGGCACAGCGGCCACCTTTGGCCTGTCTGCATTTGATACCGTCATCGGAATCGCGGTTGGCCTGGTGACCTTGGTTTATATGTCCCTAAAACTTTGGCAGGAGATTAAGAAGAAGTGAGCCGATATCGATCATACGGCAAACTAGACGATCCATTCGTGACAGAGGGGGATACCTTCTTTCTGCGAATGAATGCTCGTCTGCGGCCTAATCAGTTGAAGCCTGGTGAGGTAGCATTGTCCAAGAATGGCCGGATGAACGATGACGGAACCTGGCAACCCCGCAAGGGATTATCTACTCTGTTCGGATCGATCACCTCGGGAACAGATGCCATCCGTCTGCCCTATGTCATCCAATCGGCATCCCGATCATCAGGAGTGGTAACAATCGTATTGGATGACACCCCGAGTCTATCATTTATCCCAGGTGATAATATAACAGTCGCAGATGTGGATGCATCGATTGACGGCACTCATGCATTAGCTTCTGTCAATTTTACGACTAAGACACTGACATTTGCCAACGCTGGAAGCGATACCACTTTCTCGGTACAGGATGCATCAGTCGGAAATACATCCGTCTGTTCTTCCGGCAATTCCATAGCTACAACTTTAAATTTTACCATTAGTGATGATGGGGTGAATGCAGTTTATGGATCAGCAGTTTATTCAGATGCCTCATCGAATAATGACGATTACATTTTCTCGGCCACCAATAATCTAGCAGTCATCATCCGACTAAAAGATTCAGCACTTTTTAAATGCCGGTACGAGGCAGGAGGGGAAACAGTAGATGGTCCAGTAGGCATGACTCAAGGGTTCGATAAGATGTTTATCTTCCGATCCCGTAAGACCACTCTTTCTGCAAGCCCGGCACTTAATTCAATCGGTATATCTTCAGCCTCCCAATCGGGTCAGACAATTACTGTAAATACATCCACCAATCATGGGCGGGTGACCGGTGACTTTGTCACGCTGACTAACCTTGGCAATTGGACAGTAAATCCGAATGACTGCTATCAGATTACAAGGATAAGCGACACTCAGTTCACGGTTACAATGGCATCCTCACAGACTGCCACTTTTAATGTGTCAGGAGCACAGGCAGAATATTTCGAGGACTTTACTCGGGTAGATCGTGGTACTTATACATCGCCACAATACCTTACCGATACCACCGCCACCGCATCTAGCGGAGTGGTGACAATGGATGTGGTAAATCATGGGTTGGAGATAGGAAACGAGATAACCATTAGAAGTGGATCATCCCCGTTTGATCTATTCGTGAATCAGAAGGCGATTGTCACTAGTACCCCAACCGCTGATCAATTTACATTTAATCTTGGCGTGGAGAATGTTTCGCTAGGAGCATCCCTTACCGCATCCCGTCAACTAGCAATCGGAAAAGGATTCATCCATATGCCGGCGGCTCCCTGGGGGCAGTTTCATCAGCGTAGACTATGGGTTCCTTATTGGTTTACCTCAGACGCATCACCGACTGATCGTAATAATCGTGATGAGATTGTAGCATCTGATATTTTAGATTCAGATACCTATGATCGGATTGGTAATCAGTTTAGAATATCTGCGGGTAAAAGCGATTTCCTGGTAGGCATCCAACCATTTACTCAGGACACCCTAGCGATATTTAATCGTAAATCTATCCACCTGATGACAGGCGTAAGTGGATCTCTTGCCGATGTTAAAACCAATGTGGTAACCACAGAGATTGGAGCATCTGCCCGCAAGTCAATCGTACAGGTGGCTAATCAGATTCTGTTTCTTTCAGATCAAGGAATTTATGCGGTGGAGTTCATGGACGAATATAATTTACGGGGAACAGGCACACCTTTATCGGAAACCATCCAACCATTTGTGGACCGAATAAATCAGGATTATGCTCACCTATCATGTGCCGTTTATTTCGATTCGAGATATTGGTTGGCAGTTCCATTAGACTCAGCACCTGGGCGAGGAGATGCTACCAAGCTCAATGCAATTATCGTATATAATTTTATCAACGGAGGCTTTGAATCTATCGACCAGGTGAACTCCACCGAGTTTGCTATTCGCGATCTGATCGTTGCCCGAGAGGGAGCACAGAACGCTCTATATTTAACTACCGAGGAGGGCGGCGTTCATAAGGTTGATGGATTTGAGGGAGGCGATGTTGTTTCCCTCACCGCAGGGCAGGCAGAATCGGAAACGATTCCCGTAGTCAGTCAGTTGACCACTCGCCAGTACGATGCTGACTCAATGGATCGTAAAACCTTCAGCCGAGCCGAGCTTCATGTAAAATCGAATACCGGCTTTTCGACTGATGGTAATATTCAGTTTATCACCGAAGACCCTGACTCTACCACTCAATCCACAAGCATATCATCCTTACTCGGTAGTAATCTTCCCGACTCAGAAGAGGCATCGGTAAGGCTTAGAGTGAACAAAAGGGGATTCGGAGTACAGGCAGACTTTCAACCAACCAATGGCAGACCCTATCTTCGGTCCGCTAAAGTGGACGCTAGAATTACAGACCGATCCACCACATCCGTTTCATAGGAGAAATTAATCATGGCAGTATTACAAACAGGGCAATCATTCAACTCAGGCGATCAGGTAACCGCAACCAAGTTGCAAGACATCGCCAACCTGGCAACCTTCCGAACAGGTGCTAATCAGACAGCAGATGATTCCACTATTCAGGTCGATGGATCAGGTGGATATTTAAAGGTTAAATCAGGAGGCATTAGTTCAAACGAACTGGCGACTGACTCAGTCATTACTGCCAAGATACAGGATGACGCTGTAACATCTGACAAGCTCGCCCACATATCCAATCTCAATGTGCTTGGTAATGTGAGTGGATCAACCGCCGCACCTGTAGGCGTAGAAATCAAGGATGAGGATGATATGGCATCAGATTCTGCTACAGCTTTAGCAACTCAGCAAAGCATAAAAGCTTATGTTGATGCAGAAGTTGCAACTGTTGCTTCTCCTGTAACAAAATATAGCTCGGGATTTGTTTCAACAGATGGATCTACTTCTTTGGCTAATGGTGCTACTCTCGCATTTACTCACGGACTTGGAACGGATGACATACATATTCAGGCTTACATGGCAAAAGATGCAAATGGAACTGGTTCTTTTAAAATTGATGCCCAACTGCGACTGGATGGTAATACTAAAGAATATGGATTAATGTTTTCGGGTATCACATCCACAACATTGTCGGTGCAGGCAGGTACAAATGGCTGGCTTCACTGGGATAGTAGTGGGCAAGTCGTAATGGGGAATTGGGGGACCACATATACCCACATCAAAATCGTAGTATTAGGATAAAATTATGGATATTTTAGATAAACTATTTAACAGGGAGCCGAAGGCAGAACCAATGCCTGACCCTAACATGAAAAGAATCTCTGAGATGTCAGGCAGGTTATCCGCACAGGATCGCCAGTTATTGGATGACATGGTTTATCTGCAAGAATCTCGCAGTAAGATAATGAATCCAAAACCTCCCCGGGGTGAGAAGTTGGCGTACATTAATCCAATGGAAGAGGAGATTCTCAGGAACTCGGGAGCATCGGTTCCTACCATGACTCCTGAAGGGATTCCATCATTCGCACCTGATGACCCTCTAAAGCAGGCCGCCTCTCTTCTTAACTCAGCGGCTCCACGGGGGGAATCACTCGCTTACATAAATTCGGAAGAGGCAGAAATGCTCAAGGATGCCGGTGGAGCAGGTGAGCCGGTAAACAGTTCAGGCGTTCCATCGTTCTTTCTAAATAAACTTTTTGGAG